CCCGATTTTTTATGCACATCTGAAAATACGTGCAAAAAAACGCTCTCTACTTCAATTTTTACTGTAGAGAGCGTTTAGCGTTTTAAGAGCGTCTAAAGAGTGATTATTTCGTATTTGTCAAGCTGAATAAGATTTTTTAAATCTGAGACAAAGTATTCTTCAGTTTCTGACAAGTTCGCAAAATCGGATTTACTTTCGTTGTCCAGTTCGGACTTTTTTATACTGACCTTACGATTGTTCGGATTAAACCTAAAAGCGGCAGGAAGCCAATATAAGTGGTTCGTACGCTTACTTAAATAAGCATATATCGACCGAAATCCGTTTTTGTAATCTATTATTATAAATCCGATTCTTTGTCTTTCCGAATAGAATACCACTCTATCCAGTAGTTTCTGATATAATTCCTTCTTTTCCTCGTCTTCTATATTTTCGAGTTCCTCTTGTTTCTCTATTTTAGTTAAAGAATCGATCTTGAGATTGTTTTCAGTAATCATAGAGTAGATATTACTAACACTAGATTCCTTAGTTTGTAACTCTTCCTTGTATTTTAAGAATTGCCTTCTTAAAGCAGAAGATAACAGTTCATCTTCTTCTAAAGCAATCTTATTAGCCAATTTATCTATTTTAGAAATAAGACTATCTATATCTTTTTTTAAATCAGATATATTGTCTTCTAAAGTAAGATTAGTAGCTATAATCTTATCAATCTCTTCGGTATTCTTGGCTTGATACTCTTCATCTAAGAATCTCTTCTTTACGTCTAACCAAACAGCTTGATTTAGTATATCAAGATTTACTCCCGAATTATTACACCTTCCTTCATCAAAAGTCTTGGATATACAGACATATACACTGGAAGCAGTTGTCTTATAAAGACCATACATATTATGACCACAAGGACACTTCAATATATTCTTTAAAGGAAAGCAGTGTTTAGTAGTGTTACCTTTAAAAAGCATATTGGAAGCAATCTTCTGTTGTGCTTTATCCCAAATTTCTGGACTTACTATAGCGTCTACTTTATAAGTCTTACCTTTAATAATTCTCTCTCCTTTATAAAAAGGATTCCTAATTATCTTACTGATTCTGGTGTATATCATATCAATACCCATATTAGTCATAATCTGAGCAATTTCTCTTGTGGTCTTACCTTCTATAGTATATTGATATATCATCTTTACGTATTTACTAGTTTCTTCATCAATAACGATAAAGCTTTTAGGAGTAGAGTGAACAACGTAATTCGGATTATCTACAGCCTTATAACCAAAAGGTATATGAGATTGGGCAACCATATTAGGATATAAGTCGAGTTTCTGGTATAAGCCAGTAGTCATACGCTTACTAATATGCTTCCTTTCATCTGCTGCACCAAACGCTTGTACTGCGAGAATCAAGTAATCTTGGAAACTGATACCTTCACTTGCTTTATAAACCTTACTTGTATTATCTAAGAAAATTAAATCTAATCCGTTATCCAGAATATCATAAATCTTAGTAATAATCTTATGAGCATCATCTTCTCTGGAAAGTCTTGATAACTCGCTTATTATTACTAAATCTACGTCTTCTTTAGTAAGAGACAAGATTTTCTTAAGACCTTCTCGGTTGTCTTTAGCACCACTAACCTTATCAGACTCTAGTCTTACTAAGGAATAGTTCCTTTCACTACAGAAGTCTTGAATCAACTTCTTTTGTCTGCTCAAATCCTGTTGAACAGTACTTACTCGAATATAACCTGCTACTCTCATACTTTACTAAATTAAGTTTTGTGCAAAGGTAGCAAATTATTTTTAATAAACAAGTTATAAGTGTGAATATTTAACGTAGATTAAGGGTTCGTACTTATAACAAAAAAGCCAACTTACCGAATAGTAAGCTGGCTGTAATTCACACATAATATATTTTAAAAAATTAAACTAATTATCTATCTATTACGTATTCGATCTTCGTTAGCTCCTCGTAGGTAGCCGTTGTAATTACCGCTGTATAACCAGTAATTAGTAAAAATACAAGTAGTATAATATCTGCAACAAATTCGGTCATCTTCTTATTTCGGTAATCTAATACTGTGCCTACTGTAACCAGTAACACCATCAATCCTAAAATTACTAATATAACTGTTGTCATACTTGTTTCCAATTTCCGTCCTCTTTAATAAAGTGTAATCCAATCTACTTCGGTATCATAAGACACTGTTTATTTATCTTTTCAGAATACGATACTGTTACGTTATTACAGTAAAGCTAATCTCTTAAAGCATACTTATCTATCTCTTCTAAATCGTAGACGTAACAGCTCGAATCTCCAAAGAAATTCACATACAAGACTTTATCCATCCTCTTCTCTTTCTAAGCATCTTTCAACCAATCAAACTTGTCTTGCTGCATCAGGTGAGTTTCGTAGGATTCGTACTTTGCGTCTCTTGTCTTTATCTCAACGAGTACTCGATTATCGTTCTTATCTCTATAAGCTGCATCCCAGTGACCATACTAGTCGGGATTAAATATAATCTTCTTTACTTCAAACTGCTCTAATATATCTTTTAGAAGCAGTCTACCCTCTTTTTCTTTAATATCAAAATTCGTCATTCCTAAAGCTTTACTAAAACAAATATAATACATAAAAATTACTAATCCAAGTAATTTCTAAAAAATTTTAATTATCTGATTTATAATCACATAACAAAGATAAATTTATTCTTATCGTTAGGTAAAGTATGAGTATCGTTACATAAACCTTTAAGAAAATACTCCAAAGTTACTTTCTCTGGAAGTGTTTTAAACTTCTCTTCCAAATTAACTTCTTTACCTTTTAATTGTGTGGTCATAAGTTCCAAACATCTCTCTCTTCCATCTATAGTATGTTTAATAGGAGGAAGTACACCTTTACTAATACAGAAATCACAAATAATCGAATATAACATATTCTCTTTAGTTTCGTTTAAGTAAAGAGGAAAATATTCAGTATTCAATATTATTGATTTACCTATAATCTTAATAATTCCATATTCTTCTAAATCTCTAATATAAGACTTAAAAGTTCTTGGGTCTAAATTAAATTCGGATATATCTTCGTAAGTATAGAAACCTGCTCCGTTCTTTATTTTTGACCTTAGATATATAGCGAATCCTTTAAGTTTAGCTGGAATATCTAAATATAAGAAGTCGGAATAGAAGAATAAGTAATCTTCTTTAAGATTATCAAAGTGGTATACGTTATAACAATACTCTCCGTCTCCCTTTCTCTTAGTAATATCTAAAACCAGATTTAATTCTTTTAAAGTCTTAATAAGTTTCTTCACTGAATTAACGTGAATCTTAAGAGTATCTGCAATCTGTCTCTCTGGCATACAAGCAACAGTATTTGCGCCTGTCTTAATCTGAGTCTTAATAAGAGCTAACACTGCAATCGTAGCAAATCTATCTCTCTTATCTAATTCCGAAATACTGTTTGGTAACTTGATATACTGCTTCATTTGGACATAATATTTACTAAGGTTTCCATATCAAAAATCTTTCCATCAACTATTCTAATTAGATTCTCAGATTCCAGATAACATAATATATCTTCGAGTTCTAAATCCGACATCTTCAACACTTTCTGTAGGTTCTCTTTTGTGGTATAAGGGAAATTATACACTTGTTCTTTACTTTTATTCATATTTTACTAAGTCTTTAAAGGTTACTGAAAAAATTGATAAAAATTCGTTCCCCATCTTTGGGGAACTAGTTATAATATACTGTAATATAACTAATACTAGGTGGACAAGTTTTGTACCCGAGTTGGTACAAGTTTTGCAAAAAGTTGGTACAAGTTTTGTATTTTGATACCTAAACAAAAAAATAAGTCGAAAAATTCTTGTCCGATATTCTCGACTTATAAAGTTACTGCTTATAAATAATCCTAAAGTCTGGATTTTATACCAGACCCTAGGATTTTGAACTTTAGGAGCTTCTCAGCTGCTAAATTCTCAAGCAGTCTTAAAAAATCATTAATTTGTAGCTAATTTTGTAAAAACCAGATTATTAAATCTTTAGTAATACAAATATATATATAATTTTTGAGAGTTCAAAATAAATTTTTAATTTTTCTAATCTTCGTTATAAATTACACTTAATCTGTTTAATTCATCTTGATAGTTAATATAATCTTGGGAATCTTGTAAATTATTTGCAACTGCGTACTGATAAACAAAGTTGGCTTTGTTGATTACATCTAAAATTAAGTAAATAAGTAATTGTTCTTTCATATTTTAATAATTTAAAGTAGCCCCACTCAGACTCGAACTGAGAATACAAGATCTAGAGGCTTGTGTGTTACCAATTACACCATAGGGCAATCTTTAGTTTCTTTTTCTTTATCTAAATCTTTAATAGTCTATTCCATATCAAATCCGTGAGTTGTACCAAATCTGTGTAAGAAAGCGTGACACTCTTTACATAAAGCCAGTAGATTAGAAGAATCATAAGCCTTCCAAAGTCTCTGGCTTCCTGTATAATTAGTAAAACTATCTTTATGATGAACGTCAACAGCTGGCTTTACTATTCCTCTTGCCAAACAAATCTCGCAAAGTGGGGATTCCATAAGTTTAGACTATCTTAATTTCTTCCACTTAGAAGAACGATAAATCTCGTTTCTATCTTCATCTGGAATACTTTTCTTATACTGTTTTTGAGGCTTCTTTAACCAAGGCATCTTTAAGGTCTTTAATTTTAAGTTTTTTGGTTTTGACATACACTTCTTCAATTTCGGGAAAGTCCCTATCCTCAATATCTGTTACATAGTAATTAGTTACTTTATCATCTCTGTAATATTCGCCTTTTAGTCTTCCAAACCAGAATTTGAATTGCTCTATAAAATCTTTATCTCTATTATATTTATAAGTTAGTTTAAGATAAGTATCGTTGAATATATCTTTATCATCATCTCTCTTTACTAAAAGAGAATAAAGATATTTGTAGTGCTATACTAATAACTAACTTACTTCATAATTGTATTCAGACTTCTTTATATTATTCGTCTTCCTCCTATACTTGTCCCAATTCTTCTGAATCATCATAAGTTGATATTAAATTATTAATTGCGAATCTAACAAGTGAGCTTATACTAACATCTGTAGCTTTAGAAAACTCTACCAATCTCTATTTTTGGTCTTCGGTTATCCTAACCTCTAACCTTACTGTGTTATTTCTTCCTATTCTTTTCATACCTTTTATTAATTTAATTTATACAAATATACTAATAATTATTTGTAAATCAAAGTAATTTATTGATTTTTTTCTTACGTAATTATAATCGGATTATTAGTGATAAAAATAGAAATATTAACTCAAATAGACTAATTTAAACGGAATAATATGGAAAAATACAGTATTTCTCGTACAATTGACAGTAAAGCGTAGAAGTGGATGAAGGAAATAGTGGAACAGTTGGAAGCAGCTGGTACTCTTAAAGAAGTAAATACAGCTACGCTAGATATGTTGGCTCTTACTTATGATAGATATATCAGAGCCAATAAGCAAGTAGATTTAGAAGGTTAGACTATTACTACTCGTTATGACGGTATCAAGCCTCACCCTATGATTAAGGTAGCTAAAGAATCACTCACTCAGTGTATGAATATCTTATCGGAGTGTGGTCTTACTGTAAAGAGTAAGAATAAGCTAAAAAAGAAAGATACTCAAGAAGAAGATTCGCCACTTGAAGAATTTATTAAAGGACAAGTTGAAGTTAGATGAAACCTTATTATCAGTATCCTTTAGACGTATTAAGTGGTAAAGTAATAGCTGGTGAAAATATTCGATTAGCTTGTGAAAGGTTTTAGAAGGACTTACAAAGAAGTGATTTGGAATTAAGAGAGTCTGTTATTGATAAGGCTATCTCCTTTATTGGTAAACTTAGACACTTTACTGGAAAATCTTCTGGTAAGCCTTTTATTCTTGAAAATTGGCAACAGTGGATTGTTGCTAATATTGTCGGTTGGTATTGGAAAGAAACTGGAGACAGACGATTTACTAGTTCTTATATAGAAGTAAGCCGTAAGAACGGTAAAACAGCACTCGCTGCTGCACTCTGTCTTTACTTTCTAATAGCTGACGGAGAAGACGGTGCTGAAGTCGATCTCGCTGCTAACTCAAAAGAACAAGCGAAGATTGCTTTCAAATTCTGCTCTACCTTTACTAAAGGCTTAGACCCAAAAGGTAAATATCTTACTCCTTACAGAGATAGTATCTTATTTGACGCTACTAACTCACAGCTTAAAGTATTCGCTGCTGATGATTCTAAACTTGACGGATTCAACGCTTCGTTCGGTCTTGTTGACGAATACCACTCGGCTAAGAATAGTAAAGTAAGAGACGTTATTAAGTCAAGTATGGGTATGAGACAGAATCCACACCTCTGTACTATTACAACTGCTGGATTTGATAAGAGTCTTCCTTGTTATCAATTAAGAACTACAGCAGTTGAGATACTTAACAACTTAAAGGAAGATGATGATATTTTCATAGCTATTTATAGCTTAGATGAAAAAGATGACTGGACTGATGAAGCTAATTGGATAAAGTGTACTCCTAATTTAGACGTTACTGTTACAAGTAAGTACATAAAGAGTCAAATTAAATCCGCTATTAACAACCCATCGGAGGAAGTCGGAGTTAAGACGAAGACTTTGAACTTGTGGTGTGATAGTGCAGAGGTTTGGATTCCAGATACTTATTTATTAAAAGCGTCTAAGGATATTGATTTGAGTGACTTTAAAGAAAGATCTTGTTACGTTGGTGTTGACTTAGGAGCGACTTCTGACTTAACAGCTGTAGCGTACCTTATTGAAGTTGAAGGTACTTTTTATTTTAAAATACACTATTATCTACCAGAGTCAGCTTTAAAAGAAAAGTCAGACAAAGAGCTTTATAAATAGTGGAAGAACTTAGGATTACTTACTGTAACTCCTGGTAACGTTACTGACTACGATTATATTACTAACGATATTATGAAGTATAGTGATATAGTCAATATTCAAGCTATCGGTTACGATAAGTATAACGCTACTTAGTGGGCAATTAAGTGTACAGAACTCGGATTACCTCTCGAAGAGTTTCCACAAACTCTGGGTAACTTTAACAAGCCTACTAAAGAGATGGAGAGACTTCTACTTTCTGGTAAAGCTATTATAGATAATAACGATATTAATAGATTCTGTTTTAGAAACGTAGTGTTAAAATCAGATTGGAACGGTAACGTAAAACCACATAAAGGAATTGATAAGAAGAAGATAGATGGTGTTATTGCTGCTATTGAGGCTTTAGGTATGTGGTTAAGTGTTCCACACTACAGTAACGAAATAATTACTATATGATAGGTTTAAATTTAAAAAAGCCAGAGCAAAGAGGGTTATTCTGTGACTCTCTTTCTTATGGATTAGGTACTAACTTTACAGACCATAAAGCTATGTTACTGTCTACCGTCTATAGGTGCGTAGACGTAATTAGTGATTCTGTAGCTTAGTTACCTCTTGAACCTTTCCTTGTTGATAAGAACGGATATAAGGAGAAATTCAAAGTACACCCTACTTATAATCTTTTAAACAAAGAGCCTAATCCAAGGATGAGTAGATTTACTTTTATGAAGACTCTGATTGTATCTACCTTATTAAAAGGTAACGGTTATGCTTATATTAAGAGAGATGGAAAAGGTGACGCTATAGCTTTATACTATATACCTGCTGATTATGTAACTATTGTTTACGATAAACTAAATCCAGAAAGTCCGATTAAATACCAGATTACTGGTTATAATAAACTTATTGAGGATTGTAATATGATTCATATTCTCAACTTTACATATAACGGAATCAACGGTATTTCTACTCTTACTCACGCAAGAAACGCTCTCGGACTTGCTACTGATGCAGAAGCACACGCAAGTGGATTCTTCAAAGGTGGTGCTAATCTTGCAGGTATATTAAAAGTATAGTCTACACTTACTACAAAATAGAAAACCGAATTGAAATCGAGTTGGCAAACTGCTTTCAGTCCGCAGACTGGTACACCTAACGGAGTTGCCGTACTCGAAGGAAATATGGATTTTGAACCTGTAACAGTTAATCCTACTGACGCTCAATTATTAGAAACGAGACAGTTTAACGTAATAGATATTTGCAGATTTTTTGGAGTAAGTCCTGTAAAAGCGTTTGACTTGACACACTCAAGTTATAGTACTGTAGAAGCAACACAGCTTGCTTTCTTAACAGATACTCTATCACCTTTACTTGAAAAGATAGAGCTTGAGTTTGAGAGAAAGTTATATAAACCTTCTGAAAGAGATAATATTGACGTTAGATTCGATACTTCGGTATTACTAAGAGTTGATAAGCAATCACTTGCTAATTACTATAATACTTTATTCCAGATTGGTGTAGCAACTCCTAACGAGATTAGAAAGGAACTGGATATGCCAGCTATAGATAACGGAGACAACGCTTTCGTACAGGTTAATATTCAAACTATAGATAGAGCAGTTAATCAGACTCAAGAAGATGTTGATAGTAAAGTAAATAAATACATACTGGATGGAAACGATAAACAAGAATAGTGATTTAAAACTTCACTTAAAATTGACTGACAAACTTGGTATTCCTTTCAGAGTCGCTGACACTGACGAGTTTGTTATTTCGATTTATACAAGCTGCTGCGATTCAGATATTCAAGCATCTTATAAAGACGGAGAATATACTAATATCGTACCGAAGGATAGAATAGATACTATGTATATTAACGCTTCTGACTTACAAAAATTAAGTAGCGGAGTGCTTAAATATACCTATTAGATGAGATTTTTAGACGAGAATTTTGATGATGGCTACTTTGATAAGGTAGTTACAGGAACAACTAATCTTTATTTAAAATGAGTAAATTAATAAACTTAACAAATTCAGACGTTATTATAGATAGAACTAGTACTGTGATAGCTGCTGAAATACCTTGGGAAAATATAACAAATAAACCAGAGATTGTTACTGAGGACACTGTAGATACCAAGTTAGAGGACTATTATAATAAAGAAGACGTAGATAATAAGGTTAGTGATTTAGAAGATCTAATCGAGGAATCAGATAATTATTTTATTGTAAACGTAGAAGGGCTTTAGTCTGAAACTCTTACTGCTGACAAGACTTATCAAGAGACTTATGACGCTTTAACTGAGGGTAAGATAGTTGTTTTTAAGACTGCTTACGGAGTATTCTTTACTAGTGACGTTCCAACTATGCCTGTTATCTTTGCTTCCAAATTTTATGCAAACGATGACGTTACTACAAATCATAGGGGTATGCTTCTTAGTTTTACTTCAAATAGTATTAAATTAAGTGGTGTTGATTTACAAGAAAAACTGACTTTTGATACTAAACCTACAGCTGGTTCTGAGAATCCTATTACCTCTGATGCTGTTAAGAAAGCTGTTGATGAAGTAAGTACTGGTGTTACTGATGCTATTAGTGATTACACTTACGATAAAGAGACTATTGATAAGAAAGTAGCGGAAGGTGGTACTTTTGATCCAGAGAATTACTACGATAAGTCAGATATTGATAGTATGGTTATAGCTACAGTAGAAGCTTCTGAATTAGATAGTGTTACAGAGCCTGGACTTTATAAAGTACATACAAGTAATCAGAATAAAGATGATTATACTTTAATATCTGTATCTAGCGGAAGAAATCTTGGTGAAGTAATCTATACACAATCCAATCTAGAGGAAAACACTGTAAGAACTAAGAACGGAAGTGGTAGTTGGAGTGATTGGAATCCTACCTTAGTTAATTCCGTTAGTGTAGAAGAAGGTGTTCCCGATACCTTTAGTGCAAAGAACGGAATTATTAATATCGTAGTTCCTACAAAGACTTCACACTTAACTAACGATAGTGGATTCGTTACAGACCTTTCTGGATTAGCTACTGAATCTTACGTTCAAGGTTATACTTATGATAAGAATACGATTGACCAAAAGGTAGCTGAAGGAGGTACGTTCGATCCTACTAACTATTACAGTAAGTCAGATATTGATACCAAACTGGAATCTTATGCTACTGAGGCTGAAGTCCAATAGAATACTTATAGTAAGTCAGAAGTAAACGAATTACTTGTTGACAAAGCTAATAATCAAAGTGTTAGTGATTTAAGAGATAGAGTAATTTCTAACGAATCTGCTATTAATAACTTACAAACTGAATATTCTGACTTACAAGGAGACGTTACTGGACTACGACAAGACGTTACGACTATATCTAAACAAGTAAACGCAAATACTCCCGTTGAATTTAAGGATGTAGCTCCAGATTTCCAAGCTGGATACACTGGTGAAGAACCTTTAACTATTAGTGCTTCAGACGAGGTAATTAGTGCTATTGTTGATAGTGATTTACTAAAACTTGACGGTGATTTAGTTTGTAATAAAGTGATAGATACTGAAAATAATATTTATGAACTTGAAACTGCTTCTTATTATTATTATCTCGAATATGACGGAAAATCAGAAATAAGTTATACTTGTGCACCGAAACAAAGTGATAGTAGTTTATCAATAGTTGAACTTACTAAGGTAGGACTTGATTTAGGTTCTTCTGAAGTGAGAAGTGTAGAATTGTATGACACTCTTGTTGATGCTTTACAAAAACATATCTTACTTACTATAGAAGGTGAATTTGTTACTTTTATATCTTCTGAAGTTGATAACAATTTTCATATTGAAACCGCAACTTATAATATTAATTTTAGCACTGAAGATGAAGAAAATATAACTTATGATATTACTGATGGTAGAATTGTAAATCTTGAAAATCAGCTAAACGGAGTTAACGATATATTAACTGCAATAAACGGTGAATAATTATGAAGACAATAGCATAGAATTTACAAAAACTAATTGATTCTAAAGCAGCTATAAAGCAATCTCTTATAAATAAAGGACAAGAAGTCGGTGACGTATTTAGTGAATATCCAGACGCTGTTTATAATATATCTCAAGGTGGTGGGTCTAGTGATTATAAACCAGCTGTCGAAAGATTACTTACTGGTTCGGTTACTATTAGTGAAGGTGTTACAATTATTCGTTCTTATAGATTTTCTGATTGTATGATTACTTCAGTAAAATTACCAGAATCTTTAACTACAATATAGGATCACGCTTTTTATCTGTGTTACACACTTAATACTATTAATTTTCCAGAGTCTTTAACTACAATAGGAAGTAGTGCTTTCGAGAGTTGTGAATCACTTACTAGTGTTACTCTCGGCAGTAAGATAACTTCTATTGGACTTAGTGCTTTTGAGAACTGTAATAAATTAGAAATAACAATAAAGGCTACAACTCCACCTACTCTAAGTTTAAATGGACGAGGGGTTTTTACTGGGGTATTAAGTATTTATGTACCAGACGAATCTGTTGAGACTTATAAAACTGCGAGTGGATGGACTAGGT